CGCGATAGTGGCAAACGCATCGCTAGAGGAAGGAGCGACCTCCACCAACCATTTAACGTTGACTTGCAACGTTGATGATGGCGAAAGGCCAGAATAATACACACCACTAGTATTATAGGGCGCATAAATTCGTTGGGCGTAATTTATCTGACTGAGGGTAGCGACGACGGACGTGGGTGCGTCAGCTAAAACTCCAGTTTGAAAATACGTTGAGGGATTCATAACCGGCGAATAACTATACATGGAAGGCATATTATCGACGAATTGAATGGGGTTCTCAAGACCCTTTTGAGTACAGACGCTATAAGATCCATCTTTCGCGTCCCACTGTTTTGAACCAGGTAACAACAAAGCGTCACTGACGTTTGCAGGTGGCAAAGTGAAACAACGATAAGGTTGGCAGGTGGATATATTAAGACCAGAGCTGCTATTTATAGTGCTTGTAAGTTGGTCCTGTTGAGGCATGCGATATGCGGTGACAAGACCTTGAATGTTGAGTTCCGAAGTAGTGTTAATGACCTCGAAACCACACCCAACCAGCCTACACCGAGAGGTTATAAGACTCAAGGGATTAAGACTGGCTACGGTTGGATTGGTGGGGATATTAAAGGCACCAATGCGGGGCAATAAATTAGTACCGGCGGCACCGGTGAGACAAACTAAACCGGCGTCAGGAAATCCTGTGGTAGCGCCACTAACTGAAGTGAACACTCCCGACAATGGGCCAAAGACCTGTTGGGTCAATGCGCTTTTGCCATTACCAAGATTTTGAACGCTGGCGAAATGGCACATATTAAAAATGTGCGCATCCCAATTGCCAGTTACACCAGAGGGTTGCGCAATAGTCATTGACTGATTTATTTCTTGCACAACAGTACCGACCGTCGTAATATCGGGATACCCTGTGGGTCTGACCGGAGTATCATGAAAAGGGTCAACTGCTCGCAACAGCCAATGCTTGGCGTCGGAGTCCATTAATTTACTATCCATGATGGCCTTGCCACGAGATATTTCGGCCTTGGAGAACATATTGTCGCCAAGGACTTGAGTTGGTTGCGTCGATGATTCAGACATACGTATGCTATGGTATACACGACCTTTAAAGAAATTTTCTTTAAAACAGGACGATCTATTAAAATTTCCTGCGTGGGCCTTTTCTACACCTGTGTAGAGATCAAAGAGTTCTTCTTTAAGTGGTATACGTGTACGTATGAAATGTTTTTCGGATTCGTGAAGGTGTTCGCACAAAATTTCGATTTGCGACACGCAATACTCATAAAATCCTGGAGAAAAAGGGTTGGTCTGAATATACTGAATAATCATATCAGCCTGTTTATACGGGTCCGTAGGATATTCGCTATAGTACATAGACATCATCAACTTTTCGTTGTCCATAACTGGCAACCACCAGTGCTGATTTTTAACCCACGTACATCCTAGAAATTCTAGTTTGCTGTAATGTCGAGGTTTATCATCAGGGTTTTTTAAAACCACACCACACTTACGCATGGTGTCCCAAATGGCTTTCAAGTTATAGACTTGAATATAATCTTCAGAAACGGTAAAAGTATTATCGTCGCCGTACAACAAAAGTGCAACGTTACGAACGAAATCCTCATAGGTCTCCGAAATAGTAGCGATCCAGCACAACGCCAAAAGGAAATACAGAATCATCGTATTATCATAAGAAGTGTTGACCGAACCTGACGGATTACCACGATGCTTGCGGATGACCCAACCATTGGGCATTCTAACTTTCGTGTGTATTAATACGTCATAATAATTAGTTATACGAGTACGCTCTTCTGGTAGAGCCTCAATTCGTATATCTCGAGCAACTTGCATGAGTTTTTCGGAGAGAGTAGCATCATAGCCGCTTTCATCACCA